CACAAAAGCAGCCGCGCCCTTTAAATTAGCCTATTTTGTTTTTGATGCTGCGAACGCGCCGTTTTACCGTGCGCTCGCTACAATTCAGTTCTGCCGCAATATCAGCATTGCGCCAACCGCGCCGCCGAAGCTGCAAAACATCCGTTTCTTCATCGGTCAGCAAACCGCCGACAAAATCAAACTTTGGCATGATTACTCATCCTTCTTGTTCTTGCTTTCTGTCTGCGTGCCAAAATAAAAGGCCACAACCATCGTCACAATGGTCATGACCGTGTCAGGCTGTAATTTCTCCCGCAGCGCCAATGCCGCAAACACTGCAACGACAACCAGCGTCACAATGGTCTTGACCTTGAAAAGCGCTGCAATGTTCTTGATAAAATCACCCATAGAGCTGTACCTCACTTTCCGTCCAAATCGTGCAAACGCTGCTCATGCCGTTGCAGCGTTTCATCTTGTTCTTCGTTGTGCTCCCACAACCGTTTATGGCTCGCACTGTTGCTCTTGTCGTTTTCCTGCACTTGCTTGGCCACGCTGTCAAGCAGCGCTTTCAGCTGCGTGATACTTGTATTCAACTTCAACAGCGGCGTCGTGACCGTTATAATCAGTCCAGCAAGTACAACAATGTCCTTGACGATATCCCAATCTGTCATCCTTCACTTCCATTCCGGGCGTCAGGCCCATTCGCTTTTATACAGTCCGGCATCCGTCAGGCCGCGTTCCTTGCACAGCAGGTAAATTGCATCCGCATCTCCCTGGCTCACCGGCCCGATGGTAATCACTTGTAGCTTCCTTTCAGGCTTGTCCACCGCAGGCAGGGCCTTGACCAGATGATTCAAATCAACCACGGCAGTGATGCCCGGCACGTCGCCCTTTGCGGTCTGGCTGTACTGGTGGATGTATCGCGGCAGCGTCTTGTCGTAGTTCGTGCGCGTGTCGGCCAGCCATCCGATGTAATCTTCACACAGGTAGGCGTAGTCGATGTTTGCGCCTGCGAACGCCGTGAAGGTGTAAATTCCTGCCGCGAATCCGTGCGCTTTGGCCTTTTCGCAAAATGCCATTGCGATTGCCGTGCGCTGGTCTTTCGTCAGGTTGTCGGCGCGGCCATCGTGAACGCCGGTCTTGGTTGTGTGTCCCCATTCGCTGTCGAAGAACAAGGGATAGCCTGTCGGGGCCAGGCTTGCGCAGAAGTCTGCCTCCTCGCGGGCTTCTTCCACCGTGATGGCCTGCGAGAAGAAATAAAAGCCGAACAGCTTTCCACTTGCTTTAGCCCCGGCAAGGTTGGCATCGTACTGCTCGTCTTTCATCAACTTCCCGCTGCCGTAGCCGCGATATCCGATGCGAATAATGGCGCGGTAGGGAACCTTTGCCCAGTCGATAGTGCCCTGATGGTGGGACACATCAATCAGCACTTCCTCGCCGCTTGTCTGCACAGGCTGGCCACCGTATGTGCCCGCCTTGTTGGGTATGCCTGCATACGCAGTCGGGTCAAGGCCCTTGCTCGTGGCAGTTGCTCGCACTTCAAAGTGGCAGTGCGTCCATGTGCCTGCGGCGTTGCCGGTCTGCCCGACAACCGCCAGCACATCGCCAGTCTTTACTTTCTGCCCTACGCTTGCAAGCAACTTGGAGCAGTGGCAAAAATACAGGTAATTCACTGCATCCGGGGTCTGGTTTGCGTCCAGCTTCACGCAGACATAATAGCCCCATTCCCATGTCTTGTTGCTCTTGTTCGTCACGATGCGGGCTGTAACAACGGTTCCTGCAATGCTCTTGCCGTTGTAGCCGGGCATACGGATTTTGTCGTCATCCATACCGAAAACATCAATGCCGTCGTGCCAGGTCTTTCCTCCGCCGCGCGTGTAACCGTAGCAGCTGTACGGGTACTTCACAAGATTTCTTCCGCTAAAAATCATGGTATCACTTCCTATCATTCGTCGGTGGTATTTTCAGCGCCGTCAACCTCCGGCACATCCGGCGTCTCCGCAACCTCGTCTGCGCTCTCTCTCGCGTCCACCGCATCATAATACGCCTGCGCCAGCGCTTCCACCTCTGCAATGTCCGCCTCATCTAGCAGGCCGTTGTCGTAGTGCGTGTAGGCTTTATCAAGCCAAAATGCAACATCGCGTCCTGCTGCAATCTCTCGCTTAATACTGCGCAATGTTAAATCGTGCCGTGCTTTACTTTTAATCGCCATTTTATTTCTCCTTTCATGTTTGCGAGGCTACTGCCTCTTCCAAATCGTTGATCCGTTTAATTGGGTCTGCACGTCCAGTAACGGTCGCGCTGTCGGCGTCAGTCAGTACGGTGTTTGCTCCTGCAAGCGCGGGGATGGACTGTGCGCCTGTCGCGGTGAAGAGTACAGGCTCCGCCAGCTTGTAAGCAATTTGTACGGGGGTTCCTGCGGCGTTCTGGGCGGCAATGTAGGCTTTTAACGAAGCAACTTCATGTCCCGCTGATATATCGGGCAGCAAGCTAGTCGGCACGCAGTACATAAAATAGCGCGACTTTCCGGTTGTCGCAAAGCCAATTCCAGCCAGCCGCCCACCCCACACATCTAGGCCGGACGGCGCTAAATGGCTACAAATGCCTTTTACGTTTATGGCATCATAATCTGTGATGTCGTATGTATAAAATCCTGTAACAGCAGGGTTGTGAGCGTTGATTCCCCATGAGAACCATGATTCTGTGCCATTTAGAATTACGTGCTTCCACGTATCCTGCCCATCTCCATTCACCGCGTCCACCTCACCGCCATACACGGTTTCAGGCAGGGTCAGGGTGTTGGTCTGCCCGATGTAGGGTGTGTAGGTGGTGGGAGCGGTGGAGCCAGAGACAATCGCAACTGCGAATTTTGTTGTGAGCGTAAAAGGCTTATTAACATGCAGATACACATTAATTTTGCTCGTATTCTTTACAGTGAGAATTGCTTGTCGTTGTTTAGGTCCCATCAGCGCTTGTACGTCGCCATAAATCCACAAAACGCCGTTGTCCTGCATACTGTCTCCACCGAACAAATACGCACAATATGTACCAGGCCGCAAGACGTAACCTATTGCAAGCCACAGGTTGCCACCTTGTAATTCACCATCAACTTGCAACCAACCATTGTCGTTTTTTATTGTTGGTCTACCAACAATTTCGTTTACCAGTTTTATATTCAGCAGATTCTCCCCGCACCTTTCTACCGTCACGCTGTCCCTGCCCTTGATGGGACGGATGTTTTCGTAAGGTGCCCAAGCTGTGGGCGTGTTGCCCTTTTCAATCTGTGGCTGTACAGTGGTTTTTACCGTTGCACCAGATTGAACTCGAACATACAGCGCTGTATTATCGCTTGGTCTAAACACAGTTACACCAGATACGAGTCCTTGCGCAGAAATGACGTTTTCACCTACAATGCTCCAGTTTCTATCCGTTGAGAGCGAGATAGGATAGGAAAAGTTCGCAATCAGGACATAGATTGCGGTTCCTGTAGCTGTGCCGTTTACAACCACTTCGCCTGTATTCAAGCGAGTGAAAGTGATACCATTAATTGTCTTCGTTGCAGTCTCATATTCTGCTGGGTTTAGCTGATTCTTCCCGCCGCCTGCCGGATACGGTGTTCCGCTGCCCTCCTGCACAGGCTCCCAGCTGGCTTTTACCCCCAGCGGGTATCCCACTACTGGGTAGCACACAACAGGGTTGCCGCTTTCTTCCAGCGGCGGGCAAAGCATGTCAATGATGTGCTTACTGCTCCATGGCGCGTCCTCGCTCACCGCCGCATCATCAATCTGTACGCCGTCCTTTCCGGCAGGCCCCTCCGGGCCAACCTCTCCCTGCGGCCCCTGCTCACCGCGCTCACCCTGCGGGCCAGTATCACCCTTGTCGCCAACCGGGCCAGTTTCGCCAACAGGCCCCTGCGCGCCGGTATCGCCCTTCTCGCCTTGTACACCCTGAACGCCCTGCTCACCTTGGGGGCCGCGCTCTCCGGTGTCGCCCTTCTCGCCCCGTGGGCCTCGCGGGCCAGTTGCACCCGTTGCCCCGGTAGGGCCTTGAACTCCCTTTTCTCCTTGCGGCCCCTGCGGGCCTACGGGGCCTCGCGGGCCAGTATCACCCTTGTCGCCTTTGTCGCCTTTGGCTCCATCCTTGCCGTCAAATTTGCCGTTAGCCGCATCATTTCGCAAGTTATCGGCCACGCTCTTTGCTTCCGCGCTGTTCTTTTCTGCGTTAAGCGCAGCTTGCAAAACCTGCGTGGCAAGTGATTCACTGGGTTTAAACGGCTCAGTTCCACCAACGGGGCCGCGTGTAATCACGTTGTATCCCTGCGTTTTTGTGATGCGCTGCACACCATTGGCAACGCCGCAATACACGATAGTGCCCGTACCCTCATTGGCGGTTGCTTCGGCAGGCACATCAATCAGTCCGTTTTCCGGCAAACGGATTTCACGGGGTTCGCCCTTCGGCGGGTTAAACGTTGCCGTTACAGCAAGCCCGCTCCACGTATCGTCAAGGGTCACATGCAGCTGCTCGATACCGTAACTGCCAAAAGTGCCAAGCGATAAGTTCCCGGGTCGAACATTGTATCCTTTCAGCTGTACTTCATGCAATGCCATTACACGCCCTCCAATCTGGCTTTAACCGCATACATCCACTTTTCCGGCACCTCGCCGTCTGATAATCTCATAATATCAACTCCTTAACCGATGCAGAAATAAGGGCGAACGCCACGAGAATCGGAAGCTCCATAATGGTCCGCATCGCCGCCGATACCTGACTGTCGGGGTTTGCGCAGATCATGCCACGCACCCCATCTCGGGAATCAAGCTGTCCGACGCCAGATATGCACCGAACGGTAGGGGGGCAGGTTGTTGTGGGGCTGACCTCCACCCGCTGGATGGGTCGTAAGTTCTGTGTTGTCGTACCTGTCGTAGGGATGTGTTGGTGCATATTGCGTTGATGCGCTGGTTTCCATGCTGATTGCCCATCCGTGGAGCTGATGCTGATGGGACGGAATCTCTTGCACAGTGAGCGTATGCTGTGCTTCGCCGCCCTCGCTGCCCACGGGGTAGGTATCGCTGGCCCCCATCAGCATGCGGTCCTGCACCTGCACCCAGCTTGTGCCGGGCCAGCTGATGGCAGGGTTCGTGGGGTTCTCTGTCTGCAAGTAATCGCCGATTCTGTACGGGCATAGAGCGGCCATATTTTGCACGATCATGTTCCACACCGCCTTTCGGCAATCCGGGGCTTAGAGTGCCCCCCTGCAAAATATCGTTTATTCGTCATATGCACAATACCTCCTTATGCGATGCTTCGCTTGACGCACGACCATTCGCTGCTCCACTCATTGGCTCACCTCCAAAACAAACACCGCCGCACTCGTCAGTGCGCTGTTCGCATAAAACTTAACCACCCCGGCTCCGGGTTCCAGCGCGGCTACCATCCGCACCGCATCCGTCACTCTCGTGCGGTCACTTACAGCAATCCGGCTGTTTGCCGTCACACCGGCAACAGTCACGGAAGCGCAGGCGGTGTAGCTGCTCGTGCTGCCGTCGTCCCAGGACACTGTGTAATCACCGGTGGTCCAGGCGCTGGCTGCCACCGTAACCGTCACCGGCTTGGGCAGTTTTGCGTCAATTTGGGTCTTATCGTAATAATTCGCAAACTTACTGCTTTCACCAGTGTCCTTCCAGACACCCGTGTCGCTGTCCCACACCCAAATGGTATCAGTTTCGCCTATAATGGCCCAGTTTCCGTCATAGCCGGTATCGTGGGCCGCGTACAGCGCCTCGTAATTGGGATACCACCCAACCGCGCCCTGGCTGACTTGCTGGGCCAGCGCGGCGTAGTATTTGGCGTTGTCCATGCCCTCGCCTGGGCGGGATGCTGTATCGCCCACGGCCCAGCTGCGGGCCTCCTTGGCACTGGCCGCAGCGGCCGTGGCGTTGGCAGGCGCGGCCTTGATGGCCTCGATGTTATCGTGCACGTCCTGGATGCCCGCCTCGTTATCCCGCACAATTTTGGCGTTGGCGGCCACCTCAGCGGCCAGCACCTGCACGCTCTTGTATTCATCAGTGCTTTCAAGCATCCCATCCTGCACCGGGTTTTTGTCGATGTCCAGACGTAGGGCGGCCATACCGGCCACACCGCCGCCCGCCAGCACCTCTACCATCGGGGAGAACGTGCCGTAGCCGATTGTCATCTGGGCCGTCACGGCCATATAAACTGTGCTGCGGTCGCTGCTCACGCCAAGCGCAGGGTTGTAGACATAGTGCCCGTCTTTTTTATCCATCCTCAGGTTGACATCCGCGCCGGTGGGCAGTGTCCAGGGCTGCCCGCCCTTGTACAGGGCCACGGCCAGCACCGGGAGCGTATCGTCGTACTGTACCAGATGCACCGGCTGCACAACGTCTCGCCGGTCAAAATCCGCCCGCGTCGCCTTGATAAGCGCTTCTGCGGGTGGGCTGTAATTGGCTACCGCCATTTAAAAACACCTCACTGTATCATTCTGCCGTTGACCAGCACATAGCCGTTGCCCGCGCCGTCCACGCCCAGCTGCACCTTCACGTTGCCGCCTGCGTCGCTGATCGCGATAGCGCCGCCCTCATACTGGCCAGCCATTGTGACGTTAGCGATCATATTGTTGTGGTTGCTGGCCGCCGGGCCGTACAGCACCAAGCGGCCCACGGCGTTGTTGCTGCCCCATGTAGACATAAACGCGCCCATGTGCCAGTTTCCGTCGTTAGTCTTGCGGTACATTTCAATTTTGGCGTTGTCGATGACGCACTTGCTCTCCGACACCGTCGAAGTGAATTTTCCGGTGATGTCCACAGACCCGTCCGAGCCGATTTTAAAGTTGTCGCTATTCACAACCAGCCCGCCGTTAAAAGTCGTGACGCCCGTGTCCAAATTGGACACAAACTTTCCGTTGGTGGACTGCAGAACGCCGCCCCGGATAAGATTCGCACTCATAGTTCCGGTCGTGATGAAATCGGCGTTGATTGCACCGTCCATCGTGGCGGCCAGGCGGTA